CCCTTCAAGCTCAGGGCCTTGCTCGGCGCTGGGCTCTGGTGTCCCTGGGTTCTTGGGCTGGCTCAAGCTCACCAGCACGGCCTCAAGGCTGTCCAGGTCGGAGCCCATAGCTACCACCTGTGGCATAACCTTGGCCCAGTCATCAGTGCCTCGGACCTTGTGGCCTATCCTGGCCCGGTAGAGCAGGGCCTTGAGTAGGCTTTCGTCCTTGGCTTCCTTGGCCTTATGGGGAATGGTCTTGGCCTCAATGGTGTCCCGCTCCTCCTGGGTCCAGGCCTCGGGGGCGTCCTTGGCTCCCAGGATGGTGGCCACTTCCTTGATTACTTCGGTCCAGGTTTCTTGGAATACCTTGGCCTGTGGGTCGTCTTTTACTTCCTCGGCCTGGGTTGGGATAGCATCGTCCTTGGGGGCCTGCTTTGCGCTAGCCTTGGGTTGGGCCTGGGATTGTTGATGTTGTTGGATCTGGTTTTCTTCTATCTCTTGGGTTTCTTCTGCCGTGTACGGCATACCGGCACATTCATCTGGGAAGGCAAGCCGGAAGGCCTGGCCAATAGCCACCTTCTTAATCATTGTCTGGGGCTTACTTCCCCACATTTCATTATCTTGGGTGTATTCGCTGAAAAGCACCTCATGGATAAACGGCCTGCTTCGGTCTTTGCGGTAGATTTCTACAACGGCTTTGAGGTTTCCTTGCCAAACCTGTACCTCTTTGTCCCATGTACCACCGTCCCGCTTTTTAATTTTCTTGATGATGGTTTTAGGCTCAATGCTGCCCTCAGTCCACGCCCTCCATCCGTCAAGCAGGCCTGTTCTTTCAGCTCGTTTTAGGTATACCTCATAACCTGTCAAAATAGAAAGTTTGCGCTTTTCTCCTTCGCCATAAACTATGCAGTAAATTTCACGCTTGAATGGGTTTAGGTTAAATGCTTGGGCTATCTCAATAAATTGACTAGCCTCCTTTTTTGTGAGCTGTTCCGCAAGCCCAAAAGAAGTGAGGTAATCTGCCAGCTTTTGCTTGTTGATTATCTCGTTGTTTGTTTCTTGGCTTGTAATTTCATTCATTTGTGTCAATCCCTTTCTTGTGGTAGGCCCGGGCATAGCCCAGGAATTGCTCTCTGGCCAAGGAAAGTTTGTCCTCGTCCCAGGTCTGTAGTTTGAATTTGCCAGGGCTCAGGTATATGGCCATGCCCTGGTTGGCTTTTGGATTATCAAGGGCCTCGGCATAGGCTCCTACCTGTGTCCGGTGCCATGCTGCTGCGCTCCCGGTTTTTATGTCTGCTACAAAAAGCTCTCCGTCTATCTGTAGCAGGCGGTCCATGGTCCCGGCGTACCGGGCTACTGGGTTATAGAGCAGGGTTTCCACCAGCAGGATCTTGGCCCCGGTCGCTTCCTTGAATTTCTCCCAGGCGTTCAGCCATGGGTGCAGCTCCTCGGGGAAGTCCAGGGGGGTGAGCCCCAGGGTGTCCATCAGCTCGGTAGCCTCATGGATATGGGTTCCACGGTCCCGGGCTGTGGTGTCCTTGGCGTAGTACTTCCGCACCACCCCGGCCCCCTTGAGTATCTCGCTCACCCCGGGTACTCGGTCCTCACCGTCCCAGTAGGTATGAGTGGCCTTCTCAAAGCGGATCATGCCCGCACCGCCATAACTTTTTCAGAGTACACCCGCACCCCGGGGATCTTGGTGAGCCCCTTGGTGGCCTGCACCGCTGTGCCTATGAGGCGCTCGTTTGGTATGAGGTACTCCCGGGGTATGAGGTCCAGGTTCTCAACCTCAAACTTCCATACCTCACGGTAGCTAACACCCTCCTGCTTGGCTGGCTCGGCAATGGTCACGGCCACCGGGGCAGGGGCATCCTCAATGCCCAGGGCTTCCTGAGCTGCTTGCAAGGCCTTGGCTTCTTCCTCAGCCTTCCGGCGCTCCTCGGCTTTCCTGCGCTCCTCAGCCTGGTACCATGCGGTTGTTGAGGATTTCAGCTTGGCCTCCATGTCTGCCAGGGGCTGATCATGCTTTTTCATGGCTTCCATCATGGCCTTGTGGGCCTTATGGGCTGCGTCAATGGCGGGCCGGAATGTGGTTTCCACTTCCTTCCGCAGGCGCTTTACGTCCTTGATAAGCTCAATAGCTTTCTCGTACCCGCTGAGGTCCACAATGGGAGCCTGAGCCAGGGGGGCAATGGCGCTTACTTGGCTGTCGATTTCCTTGATTCCGGGGATTTCCTCGGTGATTTGCATGGTCATACTGACTCCTCAAACAGTTGGATTTTGCGGGCGTTTAACCGCAGGAAGTAGACGAAGCCCCTTATGTAGGTGAAGGGCTCAAGGTCGGCATGGGTTACCGCTTCACGGTCGCCGGGCAGTAGGTTCTCGCCCTCCATTACCCGGTAGATTTGGGCCATGCGCTCAATGCTCACCCTTATGGGCGCTTTACTTCTTGCCGAGGATTGACTATGCTTGAGGTGTTCTGCGAAGTCCCTCGCAAGGCTTGTGGACCTGGGCCGTGTTGTCGCACGGTCCTTTTTTATTGTGGTCATTTTGGTGCGCCCATTTCGCGTTGCTGGTAGAAGTACTCAAGCGAAGCCAGTATTTTCCCAACTTTGAGTAGTTTTAGAATGGTCTTGTCAGAATGGAATTGGGCAATCTGACAAAGCATCTCTCTTCGCTTCATTGGATCTTTTGAGCCCTCAATTTCTAGAATGAGGTCAATAATCACCTTGATTGCTGCATATTTTTTACTGCGATTACTCATTCGTAATTCCCTCCGGGTTTTCCAAGATTTTCAAGGCTACCACCCTGCGGAAGTTGTCTAGCTGGTTGGCCTCCACTACTGCCTGAGGATAGGTCTTGCCATGCTCCTTGTTCTCGTTCTGGCGCAAGGTTAGAATGTCCAGGTCCAAAGCCTTTTGCGTTGGCATATCTGCCTTAGTCAGGTAGCCCTTGGTTCTCAGGTAGGGGAATACTTGAAGCTTGGGGTGCAAGTTGAAGTGCTTTGCAGCCTGGGTGATACTCATGTGGGTATCGGTTTTCATGAGTGCCTCGTAGGCCTCTACCTTGGGGGCCTGTGATTCCAGTTGCGTCTGCATACTCAATATGCGTTCCTGTTGAAACTGCATGGCCTGCAAGATCACAAGTTCTTTTTCAAGCTCGGTTTTCGGAAGCTCGGAATTTTTTCCGAGGTTCATTTTAATAGCTGTTACCTGTGCCTCAGTTAGGTATGTTTTCACCCCATTGGAAAAAGCATCAGGATATAAGGCTTTGCCTATCTTCCTGATAGTGCTTTCATCCCTATTTAGGATTCCTGATACCTCGGCCACCGTCATGCGTCGGTCGCCTTTTAGTGCCACGTTGCTCATGCCTTAACCTCTCTTTCTCTTGAAGCCCTCTCTACCAACACTTCAACCATGTTTGTTGAGCTTCTCATTTCTTCCTCTGCAAGCCTTGTGAGCCTCTCAATGGTTCCGGCTGGCAGCCTAAACGTCATGGTTCTTCGGGTGTCTTTTGGTTTATCTTTGACACTCATATTTTTGCCTCCTGTAAATCTAATATAAATCATTGTGATTTACACGTCAAGTATATTTTGATGATTTTCGTAAATCAACCGATAGTTTTTTTATGAGCAGGACACTGGTAAACTTCAGGCTACCGCCTGAGCTACTTTCAGCCCTTGATGAGGCAGCAGAGCTTGAAAATCGGGGGCGTACTGACCTGGTTGAGTTTGTCCTGTCTCAGTGGCTAAGGGTTTCCTACCCAGGCCTCTGGGAGAAAGCCTTTCCTGAGCTGGCTGCAAAGCGTAAACAGTACATTGTGGACTATAAGCAGCCATAGTTAGAGCCTTACACTGTGAATGATTACGTCGGTCCAGTAGAGCGCCAAGGTCTGCTCATGGCGCTTGAGAAATTTCTTCAAGGACATTTCCCCACCCAGTACCTCCCGGGCTTTCAGCACGGTCACCGCCTTCCTGGCTGATAGCAAGCTGAATAGCTCAGCCTCCCTTGGGCCGGTACACTCATTGGCCCGGGTTTTGTGGTACGCTGTTTCTGGCATGTATGGCCTCAAGGATCTGGTCACGCTCAGGGCTTGGCTTTACCCGCTCCCGCAAAAATGCTGTCGCCTCCGTCATGTAGTGCTGGGGGATCTTCCTGCCGTTCAGGTAGTCCTCTATATTCAGGAAGTGATATATATGCGTATTCATGCCTCGCTCAAAGGCTATGGCCTGCCACTCTGCCAGGGTGGCCTGGGGCGTGGTCATATATTGCCTGCCCTTGCCGGGGTGGCTCCCCGCTGTTCTGCGTAGTGGTGGCCGTGGTTGTAGGTAGTGAGGCAGTCTGTGACCTGGGAAAAGCGTACCTGGCCTATCTTCATTCCAGGCAGTAATAGGAATGGCAGCACCGATGTGATTTCCAGGGTCCAGGTTCCTGTGAATCCTACATCCCCCAGGCCTGCGCTGATGTGGGACCAAACACCCCACCGGCCTATGGTGCTACGTCCATCGTAGACCGGAATATACTTCATGCTACCGGCCCGCTCGATGGTGCTGCCTAGCCAAAGCTCCCCGGGCATTATGAGCAAGCCACTCTCTGGGATTTCGTGGGAGGTTACCCGCTGCCCAAGTCTGGGATCTTGGTACTTAATCCCATCCTGCTCGGCATTAGTCCATACCCTCAGAATGATAGGGTCCAGGTGTACGTCGTAGCTGTTGGGCCCTACATTCTCCCGATTGTAGGGCTTGATCAGAATATCGCCGTTGGCTACGCCGTCCCGAATTGCCTGCGCTCCTAGGTACATTTTCCTCCCCCTCGTACTATCAGCCAGGCGGGGAATGATCCCGCTAAACCACCCGGCGGGTCTGGCTGGTTTTTAGTCACTCCCAAGGCAAGCGGTCTGGGTCATCCTCGTTGTCGTACCTATCCCGGTCGTCTACCTGGTCCTCGTCCTGGTTCCAAGGGGCTTCGTTGTTATCTGCCCCTGCTGGGTAGAAGTCACTCATGCGTATGCCTCCGGCGTTTCAATGTTTATGTATGCCCCTATGGGCAACTCGTCTGCGTAAATTTTGACTAGGTTGAGGCTGCATACCTGGGAGTCGTCCCGCCATGCTCCTGCATCGGTCAGGGCGTCCATTGCTGCCTTGGCAAGGTTGTCTAGGTCAGGCCGTACCGTGTGGAATTGGTTCTTGTTGCTCTTAGGCCTGGGCATTACAAAGGTGAGGCTCAAGAATACTGGGCCCTTGATTTGTGGCCTTGGGGTCATGAGCCAGGCCGTCATGATTGAAGCCTTCCAGGCGTCTGCGCTCTTGGGGGTCCATACCCCTGGGCGGTTCCCTCGTATGGTAGCCCTCACCCTGGGCTGTGGCTTTGGCTCCCCGGGAATAAAGTATTTAAGAAGCACGGTTTACCCTTGCCAGGTACTCGGCCCTGTTGCCGTCATGCACCTCAAGCCAATCCATGATGGTGTCATGTTTCCATACCCGCCTGCCGTGCATCATGGCGTCAGGCTTCCCGCCTTTGGGCTGGTAGTCAGGTCTAGCCCGCAAGGTTCCCTCGGCCACTCCCTTGAGTTCTGCAGCGTCGGGCAGGGTCCACCAAACACGCTTGATAGCGATTGCCCCCAAGGCTTCGTCTAGCTTGGCTTTTATGGCTGGTAGTAGCTCAAGGTTTTCAATGGGGAAGTTCATTTAAACCCACCTTTTTTAGGACTTCACCGAATGTTGCTGTGAACCATAATGGTTGTGTCTCACGTGGATTGTGCGGACTCATAGCATTTTCACCGAAGGCTAGCCCGGCATCGGTAAGGTGCCAAAATTCCTTGGTCCCCTTACTGCTTGCTCGCTCCATGACTTCGAGTAGTCCATGCTCCTTTGCCAGTACGTTGAATGCCCTAGCGCTGGTGGTTAGACCATGCTCCTTGAGCAAGCTCGTGGCGCTTTGGCTCAGCCCTTTTGGTGATTCCTTGCTATAGTCAGGCAGGAAGCCGGTAGGGGCATTGACCAGCTCCAAGGCTTTTTTAGTCATTATTAGCCTGCCAATTTCATTCGGCTTGAGAACGTCAACGGCTAGCTTGAGTGCCCATGCAGTTTTGTCAGCCTCTGTAACCATCGGTGTTGGATGGTATCCTCCCATCTTTGAGAGCTTCTCCACTTCGATGAAGTACCGACGGATATTCCTGCCCTGTTCGCTGTTTTCGACCATGGCCAGTTCCTTAGCCATGTCCAGGGATAGGTGGTATTGGATTGATGGTCTACCTCCCTTCTCCCCGGAATTGGGGAAAACCTCCGACAAGTAGTCTGCACCTTCGATGAAGCCATACCTTTCAATGCGGTCCTTGACCCAGCTAGAAAAGTCTCGACCTACCTCCAGCTTCTGGTGAAGCTCCCTGGCACTGACGGTTTCAATACCTTCTCTTGTCTCAATGCGGATTAGTTCAGTCATTGTACTACTCCCTTTATAGAACCAATGTACAACCATTTTGCAACCATGTCAAATTGTGACTTGAGAAATATGAGCATTTGCTCGATAATGTGGTTATGCCCCGGATACCAACTGGTGATAACAACCCTACAGTGCCTCTCACGGTCCGTTTTGAAGCGGATATACTCTGGCGACTCAAGGCAATGGCGTTCCATGAGCGCAGGTCGCTGAATGAAGAAATCCTGTTTTATCTGAACGAGGCTGCTGATAGGTTTGAGATTGATCATCCTGGCTGGGAGCCTGAGCAGTACGCTGGGGAGTTCCTTGATTACGTAAGTACTCTTCGCAGCAAAAAATAACGAAACTATTAAAGCTCCTTCGACTCTGAAATGCTTCACTTCTACACGATTCAAGTACCTTCTCGGGAAATCTTACAGTAATTGCGGTTCCACCGTTCCTCATGGCAGCACCTCGCTGGTGATCCACTTTTTGAAAGCCTTTGCCTCTGGTTTTCTCGACGAAAGAACCAACGAATAAAGGCCTGATTCATTGATGATATTTACCGCTCTTGCCTGGGTAACCCCATTTGAGCTGACCTCATTTAGAGTGAGGTCAGCCTCTTTTCCCTTGTCTGTACCGGCCATCATGCAAAACTCTTTGAAGCAGTCAGAGGTTAGGAAATAAACCTCTCTAGGTCGTCCCCCGGTACTTTTTAGGCGTTTGCCGGAAAAGTCCTCTCCGTCTTGAAAATTGCGTTTAAGCATTTCTAAAGCGTCGCCTTTTTGATTGTACCCTACCCACTGCCAAGCGTCGTCAAAGTCCACCGGGTATGGCTCGTCCTTCAGGAGTGCATTGTCGATGATGGATAATTCATTCATGCTATTGCCTGCTGGTGCGTTGGCAAGTATTTAATACCGTATAGCTCTGCAAGTTTAGCTTTACGGTCTTGATAACTCATGCCAAGGTCTATATATGCGCTGTTGTGTGTTTCAAGCCATGCAATGGCGTCAAGCTCGGCCTCAGTCGCCGTCTCCCTTGGGTTGCCTTCGTTTTCACCGAATACAATAAAATTGAGCATCCTGGCTTCATTCGAGAAGTGGTAAGGCTTTGCTGGGTCGTGGGCGTTCTTAACTGAATCACACATAATCTTGTAGTTGTTAGCTGCAAGAATGCGCTTGATGTTCCAGTCTTGTTTGCGCTGGGTGCCATCTTCATAAGCCTTAACAATGGCAAGATTAAACTCTGGAGATAGCCACATGGCAAAGTGCATGGCGATCCATCTGTGGGCATACGTTCCTGATCTATGCCTTCCGCGTCTTGCAGTCATTGCCTGTTTTAATTCCGTGGATTCTACGGAATTAAGATCACGTTCAACAGCAGAGATATACTCCAATGTACTTGGTGATCTTTGCCAGTTGCTCATGTCCTTATGCGGGAAATACGCTGCCAAGTCGTTTAGGCAGATATAGCCATTTTCATCGACCCGAACAGTACCGTCGTTGCCGTAGTACTGCACCTGAAGGTCAAGGGCTTTTTTTAGCTCCACCGGAGGCCTCCTTGTTCTATATCGAACAATCTTGGGTGAGTATTATTCTATTTAGCTTACTTGTCAAGTTAATTTTTATTCCAAACGCCATAATTACCGATGGTAAAACTATGGACTTCTGGCTAAGGGTCAAAGATAAAATAAGGCGTGAAAATACCACTCAAGAATGGGTTGCAAATGCAGCTGGTATAAATGTTTCCACGTTCAGAGGATGGATTACCAAGAAGGTTATGCCTAATGTGGACCAGGCTCTGGCCATTGCTGAGGCGCTTGATACTTCTGTGGAGTACCTAGTGAAAGGTCAGGCTCTAAAGGCTGGCCATGGTGATGATATTTCGGAATTGGTAAAGCTCTACCGTAGCCTGTCGCCTGAATTGCAGGCGGTTGCCCTGGCCCAGATCAGAGCCCTCTCGGGAGCCAAAGCCCCTCAGTCAGCTGACGCCTTCTTTGGGGCTGGTCAGAAGCCCGCAGCAGGCTAAAGCTCCTCGATGATAAACGGCACCGCCCGCCTGTTGGTAAAGGTTTTTAATGTTGGTATTTTAATTCCCTCGATTCCAGGGAATTAGGCTAATTCACCCCATTTGGGGGTAATTACCGGGAATTCCCGGTATTTAGAATCTAATTCACTCCATTTCCAGTGAATTACCCCCAGAATCCTTCTACCGCCTGGCGGTGAGCCCCCAGTTCTTTGAGGCGCTCCGCTATTACCGGCCTGCTGTAGTGCTGAGTCATGGCCTCGCTACGGTGTCCCACTATGGCCCGCAGTACCTCCCCGGGCAGTTTCGTTTCCATCCTGGTGTTGTAGGTGTACCGCAGGCTGTGGGGTGTCAGGTTCCTGCCGTCGTCAATCCCGGCGTTCCTCAGCCCCAGGTGGAAGCGGTCTAGTATCAGCTTCCTCTGGATATGCCTCCCCAGAAATTCAAATAGGTAGGGGGTCTGCCCCTGGTGGTGGGGTAACCACCAGCCCAAAGCCTTGGCTGTGCGCTCGGGGATAGGGGCCACCCTGGCCCGGGTGTCGTGGGGCCCTCCCTTCTTCAAGTAGGTGCATTGCTCCTGTAGGTCAAAGGCCTGTACCACGGCTATGGCCTGCTCGTCCATGTATAGGTGCTTTACCTCCAAGGCCCTGGCCTCTCCGCTCCGTAGGCCTGCGCTGACCATGAGCATATAGAGTGCCCCCCACATAAGCCCCCCGGCCTTTGGCTCGTAGGCGTAGTTGGCCTGCCAAACTTTTGCCAGCTCCCCGGGGTCGTCTGGGAATAGCTTGGCAAGGTCGTCGTCTGTGAGTACGTCCTTGGGCCTGGTGTTCCGTGCAAAGCGGTCCACGGTCCCCAGGGGTGGTACTAGGCGCTCCCGGGCTGCCTCGTCCATCACTATGCGGTAGGTTCTGAGAATCTCATTCCGGTAGCTGTTGCTGACTGGTAGGCTAGCGCTCAGATCCTCAATGGTTGCTGCGTCTATCTGGTCCAGGGGTAGAGCTCCGTGGGCAGGCAGGATATAGTTATGCAGGGCCCTGCGGTAATGCTCCATGGTCGATGGTTTGATGTGGTGCCCCATAGCAGCCCGGCGCTGGGTCCAGGTACACCCGGGCAGGAAAAACCCCTGAGCAAAGGCCCCCAGGGTGCTTGCCTTTTTCCGGCCCTCAAGGATCTCCTGGGCCAGGGCCACCAGGGCCCTCGGTACTAGGCGCTGGCTTTTGACCTTGAGGCTCCGCTGTACCCGCTTGCCATCCTCCTCCCAGTATGCGTACCAAACCGCTCCCCGCTGGTAGGGGTGCAGCCATGATGTATCGGCAGTTGTCATTTAGTTGTCACCTCCGTCTTGGAGCTATGGGCAGGAAAATAAAAAACCCCGCAAAGCCTTAGCCATGCAGGGTTTACTTTTTCGGGTTACCCGGACTCGAACCGGGGGCCTCTTGGTCCCGAACCACATAGCTTTTGCTACTATCCGCTATGTAGTGTCGTTTGTCAATGTTTTATGCCGTCTGGTACGCTATGGGCGCTATGCTCGTTGCATGGTAGTTGTCAATTTAGTTGACAGTCAGTTGTCAGTGCCTAAAAAAAACGTCCACAACCGTGTAGCCTAGCAGGGCTACCCCTACCACGGCGTAAAAATTACGGTCAAACTCGGTCCTTTTCTGCAAGTTTTCTGAGTCGATCAGCTGCGTCCGTAGCGTCTCCACTTGCAGCCTCAAGCTCTCCGGCAAGGTCGCCAGCTTGCTCTCCGCTTCGCTCAATTTCTGCTCTGCTAGCCTCAATTTCTGCTCCGATAGGTTCAAGTTCGTCTGTAACTCTCTCAAGCTCTGCGACGTTTTCCTCATGTCGCTTGATAGCAGTTCCAGTATCCGTGCTACCTCCAAGGCTTCCGTTCTCCGGCCCTGGTTTATCAGGGCGACTCCCAAGGCCTCCAAAGATTGCACCGATTCCACCCATGATGGTTCCGAATACTCCACCAAGCTCTGACCCGCTAAAGGTAGCGTAAAGCAGGGCACAAATAGCAACAATACCAAGGCCCCAGGCCGCAGCCTTAAAGATTTCCTTTTGTAGTTCATGGTTCACCGTTTTAGCCCTTCCGCTATGGCCTTTATGTTCTGTTCGCTTATCCATTGCCAGAACCAAGATCCCACAAGGGTAAGAATAACCCCCGGGCCTAGGGCATAGGCCAGGGTCCATACATCAAGCGTTGAGGGCCATGGCTTTAGCCCTACCTTAACAAGTTCAATCAGGCCGGTCACCAGGAATACAGTGCCCAGGATTCTCCGGCCCGATAGCTTGCCGTCTGCCCCGCAAAAAATGCTCCACCATTGCAGGATGAAAGCCCAGATAGCTTCCCCTATTTCTTTCATAATATCCCCCTCACCCCATAGGGCCCAGTATTATCTTGACTAGGAGGGCCAGGCTGGCCCGCCTGTAGTGTTTCCGCTTCATAGTGGTATATGGCCCCATTTCTTGAGGCTCATGCCATTCTGGGGCCCCAAAGGCTTTATATGGGTTTCGTACTCGTTCCTGGTCATGCTCACCAGGTAACCATTTTTGGTGGCGTACTTGGTTCGGAAGTCTCCATAGGGATCTGCCAGTAGTAGCCTCTGGCCGTCAAAGCCAACTAGGCATACTGCGTGGCCGTTGATGATGCCGGTTTGCCCCTGGAAGCGCCCGCTGGTCATGATTACCTGGCCCCGCTTAATGCGGTCTACCACGTCGTCGAATCCAAGATCCTGGGCAAAGTCGCTCCGGCGCTTGCCTAGCACCAAGGGGTCTAGATAGCTCGGGTACATTCCGTGGATTTCGTTTGGGGGGTACTCCCTGGCCCATGGGTATTTGCTATCCCTGAACGCTACCGCCTTCGGTGTGAGCAAGAGCTTAGTGAAAGCCTCGTCGTCTGGCTCCGTGGGGCTTTTTGTAAACTTGAGCTTGTTCCCCAGGTAGAACATTACCCGGGCAGTAGGCATACAGGCGTCCCAAGGGTTTACGGTGTAGCCTGTTTCGGCGTCCCTAATTACCTTATTATTTCGCTGTGTATAATAGTCGCCTGGCTCAAGGTTTACCCACATGGTCACCCCCCATTTGTTATCAGTTGGGCAATATAAATAACGGCCCCCACCGCACCGGCACTGGCCAGGGCTGTGATAGCTCCGTCCCTTGCCTTTCGTAGTGGGCTGTTTAGCCGGGCCTTTTCTTCCCTCTCGCTCTCACTCTTGAGGCGGTTGTCGTGGTCGGTCTGCCACTTCTCAATGGCCTTTAGTTGTTGCTCAATTTCCCGCTTGTCCTGCTTGTAATTGAGCTGGTTGTCGTCAACCCGCTCCTGTATCCGGCTGATATGGCCGTGAATCTTTGATTCGATGGTTTGATAATCTTCTTTTTGCAGGGTCCGTGATTCCTGCATCTGCGTCTTGAGGCTTTCGATTTCGGTGTAAATGGTCTTTTGTTCAGCCTTCATTTCGCTCACACTACTGGCCAGAATCTTTATGTCCCCTGCGATTGCCCCAAGTTTCTCCCAAAGTTGTGCCTGGTCCATATTTCCCTGTCTCCGTTCTGGCCCTGAGTACTGCCCGGGCTCTGTTGGTTTATAGCTGTCTGGTATCATGCTACACCCCCAAAGGATATGGAAGTACGCTCTCGATTCATCATGTTATGACCCTATCCTGGTGACGATTATGCGCCTGTTTGTTAGATTTCCGGTTGTTGCCACGTTACTAAGCCACCTAACTTTGATGGTTTGGCCCTTTGTCATTCGCCTATGGCCTGACGTTACAGTACCAATATCAAACCCGCCAAGCGATGCAATAACAGACTGACGGCCTATTATGTTTGTCAAACTACCATCAAGAGCAAAATAGATTGTACAGTTAACACTAGTTGTAGCTGATGACGATTCTAGCCCAACCTCTACCACATAAATACCATCTATAGGCACCGTGAAAGTCCAATTTCCCGATGGGTTTGTAACTGCATTATGCGTGTCCTGTACCAGTGTCTCAAAGTTTACAACATTCCATGTTGGTGAAGTTGGAGGAGTTATAATTGATAAACCTGTATACTCTGCCCGCACCAGTGCCCCTACCTCTGCACCAGATTGCCATGCCGTGGCACTGGTTTTTCGGTATACCGTAGTCCCCACAAAAGCGTTATTAGCCTGTATGGTAGCGCTTGTACCTCCGATGATAGTTTCAGAGCCTGACCTACTAACAGTTATGTCTGCACCGGTCACGATGCGCTGTATAACTATCTCATGACCAATGGGGAGACCTTCTGGGATGGTTAATGTTATCGCAGAAGCGGTGTTGACTAATACAATTTTTGTGGTAACCGCTATTGTTGTGCTTGCGGTCACTACCTCTGATATGGCTGTCGTAGATGGGCCCAGGTATTCCCAATCTAATGGGTTAATTGATGGCTGTTTATTTGTATTTGATGTTTTTGCTCTATATGGCAAACCATTATCAAAAACAGGGTCGTTTATACTGTATGTTCGTGCGGCGTCCCATATTTGGGCAGCTACTTGCACCCAGTCCGTAGGATTACTGGCAGGGGGTTTGTTGTTGTTTACTGTTAGGGACCGATACAGTACGCCATTGCTTGCCACTAAGGCGCCTATCTGGTAAGTGCTGTATTGGCTCCAATTCCCTGCACCTATCGGCAGCCCAGGCTGTGGGTCGCCGTTTTCGTCGAAATAGAGGTATTGCCCCTTCATGGCCTCTCGGCCTGGGAGTTCCCACCCCTCATTTTCTGATATTGAAAAGGCAAATCCCCGGTCGATTTCTTCCTGCTGCTCCTGGTTAATCATGATTGCCCGGTCAAAATCGTCGTTAAGTACTGTCGTCCTCAAGATCCCAGTCTGCTGGTAGTCTACCGCTCTAGTGCGGTCGGTCTTGCGGTACACTACGATCTTGACGCCACTTGCTGGGGCTGTGTTTAGCACGGCCACAAAGCCTGCCCCTCTGGTGCCGGTTACGGTAAAGTCAGTTCCGTAGGCAAGTTCCACCTCTGGCTGACCAGGTGGCGCTAAAAGTACCTTGCAGTCATTCGCTTCCATCATGTCAGGGGCATTAAAATTGGTAGCTGTACCATTCCCTGTATAGGTCTTTTTTCGCTCGTTTGTTTGTACCATGGCCTACCTCTCTATTGCCCCGCCCACTATGGCGTGGATTCCCCGAATTACCGTGGGGGCGTCATCCGCTGCTATGGCCTCCACTATACGCTTGCCCTGGATGTATGGAAGCCCTGTCAAGCTGGAGCCTGACTCAAGCAGGCTCTTGGCAAAGGCCTCCCAGTCTGCTTGGTCTGCGTCCTCGGTGAGTACCCGGCGCAGGCCACCAAGCCACTTGGTTTGAGTTTCTAGCGGCCCAGAAGTGCCATAGCCCTCAATGGCTCCGGTGAATGATCCGCCAAACAGTGGGATGTTGGCCAGGAGCAAGTTGGTCAGGAGCTTCCTGGTTAGCTCGTCTGCCAGCTCCTCGTCGTCAGGTTGCTCACCTACCATGCCCTGCACAAGGCGCACCATGAGCGGTACCAGTGTCGTGAATACCGTGGCGCTCATTGCCACCCCTACCACCCGGTAAATGTATCGTTTCACGGCCCCCGCCCGCTTGGCATTGGGTAGGTGGGCCAGCTGATTCCAGATTTTGTACGCCTGGGAAGCAAAGGGGGTGAAAATTCCAGAGGCAGGGTTTGACTCAATGGCGCTGGTTGCCAGGGGGTCACCTGACGGCTGGGTTCTGAGCAGGGCTGCAGTAGCTTGGTTGGCAGCATCCCCCTGGCTCAGGCCTCTCTCGATAGCTGACTCATAGACTGCGTTCCAGCCTATGGTGTCCATGGCGTCTACCACCATCCTCATGGGGATAAAACCGATCCGCTTAAACTCGTTGTAGAGGTGACCCAGGTAGCTCCGTGGGTTTGCCTTCGCCTGATCCACTACGTCAAGGGCCCGCTTGTCCAGCATGGGGGCCAGCTTGTGCTTACGATCCTCCATGGCCTTATAGTTTGCCGGTGCGCTGACCATGGCCTTGAGTAGGTTTAAGGGTCCAGCTTCCCCCAGGTATAGGGGCAACCCACTCACGTTGTTGATAGCGGTTTTGAGGTTATAACCAAGGGCAAAAGCCCCCATATTGTTTTTAAGTTTTGCCATAACCCTAATTAGCTCGTCCTTCACCTGGTTGCCGTTTACTACCCTGGCGGTCCAGTCCAGTATGGCCCTTGTGGTCCCTGGGCGTAGGGTGTCCATCCTGTCGGTGAGTGGCTTGCCGTCCCGGCTCCGGCTGCTCAAGATCCTGCCCACCCGCTTGGCTAGCTCCTGGTAAGCGATGTATCGCTCCTGCTTTTCGATTGCCTCAACGGTCAGGGCAAAGGCGTCCAGCCTTATAGCGGTTTGCATTTCCTCAGATAGGCGCACCCGGTCCTTGGTCATGCCGTCCTTGGCGGTGCGCTTCACCCCTGCCCGGGCCTTGGCGTCCCATGCGATTTCTTCCTCGTAGGGCTGGGCTGCTATGCCCTGGCGTTGCATGGGGTAGTAGTTCTCCACCTTCCCTAGGTAGGCGTTCTGCACCAGCTGGCTGACCTCGGCTAGGCGGTCATAATCGGCATCAAAAATCTGGGTTACTATGTCGTCTCCCAGGGCCTTGAGGTTGGCAGGCATTGCCCGCTTAATCCGGTCCTGGTCTGTCAGGCCTATGAGGTTGCCAAAGGTCACGGCATCCCGGCTCTGTTCGTTCTTCGTGGCCATGTAGATACCCAGTGCGGTCTGCCAGGTCAATGTTTCGTCCAGTTCGATCTGCCGGTTATCTATCGTTGTTCTTAGTACTCTCATGCGGTAAGGCTTGCCGTCTACTGCAAGCTCCCGGTACATTTGCCCTGGGCGTATGCCGTGCTTCTTGAGTAGGTCAGCCAGGGTCTGGCTCCGGCGTGATAGGTTAGACCTCATACCGTTTGTGGCCGCCTGGAATGGCTCATATATTGCTTTCCAGAATGGTCCTTGGTAGTCCAAAGCCCCACCGTCAAGCCAGTCAAGGATAGGTTGCATTTCCTCAAGGGCTCCCAGAAATTGCTGGGCCAGGTTGGGCACCTTGCCGGTGTCTGTCTCTCTCTTTCGATCTGGGTACTGCTCCACCAGCCTCCTCAGCATGGCGTCCTGTGCGCTCTTTACCTTCCGTGCCTCTCCCTCAAGGTACTTGGTTCGCTCGGCCTTGCCCTCGGTTTCAAGCACGATAATTTGCTCAAGCAAGTCCTCAAGCTGCTCAATGGTATAGCCCCCCTGCGTTGCCTCGAAAGCTGGGTCAAGCTCTGGCTCCTTGCCGATTGCGTCTATAATCGCCTGGATTGCGCTGGGGTTCTGCTCAAACCACCGAACAGCCTGGGCCTTGGCTGCTGGCCGTCGGTCCTTCCTCGGGTCAAGCAGAGCCCTGATGTTCTCGATTTGGGCAGCATAGCGGTAATCTACGCCCTTGCTTACCGGCTTTCGGATTTCCTTCACCAGGCTCCGCTTGTACTCCCGGGCCCTCCGCAAGTCCTCAGCCTCTTTCTGCTTCCGCTCCATCTGGGCCTTGAGCTGGGCCAGTTGCTTCTGGGCCAGGGCCCTCTCCTCGCCCTTCACCCAGGCAATGGCTTTTTTATGTTCCACTAGAGCCTGCCTGTACTTAGCTTTCTCCTCCCGCACCTGGGCCAGTAGAGTGTCCCGCCTGGTTTTGAGGTAGGCTATCACCGCCTGGTTGTTTGCGTCGGTCCTGCTGGCCTGGGCTCGTACCTGGGCCAGCTCCTTGCCCAAAGTCTTAAGGTTGTCGATGGTCTGCCGGTATGCCCTATCACCCTGCTCAAAGCGTCGGTTTAACTCCTTGTGAGCTGTGGCCAGGCCGTTAAACTCGCTGCTCATTCTCCGCAGCTCTAGGCTAACCTCGCCGTAAATCTTCTCTATACCCTCGCCGTCGGCCTTGTGGAATGGCTGGCGCAGGATCTCCCGCAGGCGGTCCATGCGCTCGTCAAAGGGGAGCTTTCTTACCCGCTCACGCTCCGCTGCCTCGATTGCCTCCGGGGTCTGGTCCAGGGGCTCCCGCTGGTTCACCTCGTCAATCTGTGCCAGGGCTACCATGTCACCGTCCACCAAGGCCTGCAGCTCCATGCCTAGGCTCGGGTTGTTCCTGAGCGAAGTCAGAGCTATGTCCCCGATGGTCTTGGAGCTGCCTTTGCGCTTCTTGGTGATGTCCTTGGCGTTTACCAGGCTGTAGAGTGGCCCGGTCAAGAGTCGTCTAAAGCCAGCCATGCGGGCCTGGTCTATCTCCTCGGGTACCCACCCCTGGGCCTGTAGGTCCATGGTGGCCCTGACCATGTGCCGGATTCCGTCTAGGATTCCGTCGGGGTCAGCGTCCAGGCGCTCAAGGTAGGCCCGCTCCATTTCCTTCCTGGTCCTGGGCTCCTTGCCTACCTGGGCAGTAGGTAGCCCAAAGTCCTTCATGTCCTGCTCAGTCACCCCTGGGTCAGTCTGCCCAGGCTCCACGTCGTCACCCATGGCCCGGCGCATTGCCAGCTCGTCAGAAGCCCAGGGGTCAAACTCGCTGGCCTGAGCTATCAGCTCCGTGGGTACCAGTTCACCGGCTTCCACGGCCTGCCTCAGCTGGTGCGCCCAAAGGTTCTGAGCTTCCCGCAGGGCCCGGTAGAGCTGGCCATATTCCTCTAGCTCCTCTGCGCTTGGCTCCTGACCCTTAGCCTCGATTTCATCCATGCGTCTGCGTAGGGTGTTGGCTTCCTCGGGGTATGCGTGTTCTGGCTGGTAGTAGGTTTCTACTATCTCTATGTCTGAATCGTCAAAAATAACGTAGTTATAATTCCCCTCACCTTTGCCCCGGCTGTTGCCGTCAAGGAAAGTAATGCCGGGGATTCCAAGGGCTTTTAGCAGTAGTGACGCACTCCTCTCCGCTTCCTTCTGTGCTTTCCCGTCTTCCTCACGATAGGCCAGCACAATGCCTCGGTAATGTGCCTCGCCTGTCTCTGAGGGGTCGAAGTAGGTGGCGTAAATCCGCTGGGCTTCATGGTTGCTTTCAGCGTCTTCCAGGGCAGTACGGACCTTCTCGCTCTGTTCGCTCAGCGGCTTATCCCAGTCCAGGTACTCCTCGTGGTCGGGGATTTCTACCCGGTAGAGCTGGCCCCTTTTCTCGACCACTTCAAGGTCACCTGACTGTAATATCTTCAGAGCTTCCTTTGCTTCCGCAAGTGACACCTCTTCATAGTCCATTATGCGTATCGTTGTATCGCCTTTTCGCTCTGCGTTCTGTATCTCTGTTTCAAGATCAAAGGCATACTCTTGGGAATAATACTCTGACTCAACGGCAATTTTATCTGCGCCGTCAAGCACTCCATACTCACCTACCCAGCCGTCATTGGTTCGCTCGTATTCAACATCGTTACTGTTAAACCGTGCAACAGTCCTTATGGGAGAAAGTTTCTCCCTATACCACTCGGCAACGTCCCTACTCCCTGCGAAGTACAGGCCCCATCCGTAGGCTTGGACCCCCTCGCCGGTCCCCATGGCCTTGGTGGTGAATTTCTCGAAGCGGTGAGGGGTGCCGTGGTAGGCGGGCTGGAATAAAAATTCTGGGTGGTTGACTTCTCTGAGTATGTTCACTATTCTATTTTTGTGGGCTTCGCTCACGCTTGGAGCCTCCCCCCCAGAGTATTTCTGGCCAGCGGAGGCTCTTTTATTTTCTACTGCCCAATTATCTAGTTCTTCTACATACTCTTTGCCGTGCCAGTTGTTTGTGGTAATTAGTACAAGTCTTTCTAAATCATTTACCTTTATCAATGCACCATAATGGTTTACCGATTTAAGCCGTGGTTTGTTAATGGCTTTCTTATTGTTTTCTTCTTTTAAGAATACTGCGCCCTCGATAATTGCAGGCAAAGCCTCAATTATTTCAAATACGCTTGATTTCTTTATGCCAGCCATTTTGCTTACTGCGGTTTTAACAAATGCAATTTCGTTGCCTGTCTCACGGTTGATAATGTTTGGAAATGTGTCAAATATCTTTTTCGCCCATTCCTTTTTGTTGTTTGGAATTGTAGACGTAGCAACGTGTATTGGCTCCATGTTCACAAGCCTGTCCACCGTTGCCATATCGGGCTGGTACAGTATCCGTGGATCTTCGGGGTTCCATGCTCCGGTGTTGTTCACCGATTTGATTTGAGTGGGGGAGAAGGGGGCTACCTCAAAGAATTTCCCATTGAATCCCATGTCACCAAAAGATGAATCATGGTGCATAGCTCCGTCGTACCCTTGTGCAACGTACCTTTCAACTTCTTCCGGCCCGATGTTTGCCATGTCTCCGTAGGAAAGCTCTATGGGGTTCTTGATGGTAAGATAGAAGCCCTGAGTGTTTTTCCCATACCCTTCTGCATATTCTTTGAAGGCTGTGAAATATGGGACTGATAGTTTCCTTCCGTGATAGCCAAAACGCAGTTTGGTATTAAATTGATCTAGCGTCTCACCGTCTCGCCCATGGTACACCACCAAAGGCCTGCCCTCAGAGTCCACTACCTTGGAGTCACCAAACCAGGCCTTGAAAGCCTCGCTGTTGGTGTCGCCTGCTGGTTGGAAAAGCACATTTCCCCCGGCCCTCGGTGTCCGGTACATAGTTTCTGATATTCGGTAATCCTTGTTTCGTCCTTTGTTCTCAACAAAGCCAAACCGCTTATAGAAGTCTACCAGCCTAGTCTTTGACGCCCCCCATTCATTGGTTGGGCTCAGTGACACTAGGATACCGTTTTGATCTGCAAACTGCTCAATATCTTTCATGGCACTGGTAGCAAGCCCCTTGCCCCTGGCTTCCTTGTCCACCTTAATTGCTGAAAGTACGGCTGTTCGCTTTGTCTCTGAAGGGTATAAATCTATGGTTACCCCTTTGTTTTTCCAGGCGTCCCTCAATGCTTTTGCTTGCTCTTGGATTTCCCCGGGCTGATAAAGCTCAAGCTCCTGGCTCTGGATTGCTTTGCTGTCTGCCTTGTTATTGGTTACCGCTCGGTCTATTACTGCTCGTACCTCGGGCTGTACCATGCTCCTGATGTATCCGTACACCTCTCGCATGAGCCGGGCCAGGCGGGCGAAAATCCCCATAAGCCCCTGCTGGGGCGGGGTTCCCTCGAGAAAGTAGGTCTCCCAGTCCCGGGCAAAGGCCTCCTCGGCCTCTACGGTCCAGGTCGCTGACCCATAGGCCTTGAGCAGGGTGGCCTGGTCCTGGTCTGCCAGGGTGCGCCTTACGATATGCCCAAGCTCATGCACTAGGGTGCTGGCGTCGCTCTCGGTGGTCAGGCCTATGAAAGCCTTGCCGTCCTCAAGGAATGATACCAGCCCCCGCTGACCGTCGGGGGTCTGAATGGCTCTGAAAGCCTCGGTTGCCATGTAGGTGTTACGCCATTGCGCCAGGGTCAAGCCCTTGGCGTTGGCGGTCATTTCCATGAGTCTGGTCACCGCAGGGGCTACCCGCTCAAGCTGTGGGGCCACCTGGGCGATTTCGGCCACAATGGCCTGGGCTGCTTCTTGGTTAGCCTGCTCCCGCTCCCGGGCAGTCTCTACCGCCTGGGTCAGGTCCATGTCCACCAGTGCGGGCTCTCCTAGAATCTCGCCCTCGATGGTGTTCAGCTCGGCCAGAGCTTCCTGCTGTAGTCTGCCTGCCTCCTGGGCCCTGGCCTCAAGCTCGGCAAGCTCGAGATCCGTCATGCCCTCCCGCAGCTCCCGGGCCAGCATGGCCTGGGCTTCGCTTGCTGCGTTGAGTTTGTCCAGGGCAGCCTTGTATCCTTGGTCGGTTTCCAGTATCTGGTCCCGCTGTGCCAGGGGTACCGCCACCTGTACCTGTCGCCCCTGCTGGGCCAGCTCCCTGAGAATCTGCCGGGCGTGTACCGGGTTATCGGGCAGGGCTGTAACCATGTCACCGTCCAGGGTCACCCGGGCAATTTCCTCCCGGGTGCTGGGGTCCATCACCGATAGGCCCCCCTCGGTCTGGGTGGTCACCAGCCTGCCCGCCTTGGTGGGTAGTCGTAAGTTTTTCACCTCAGTGGTGCCTGTCGGTACAATGGCCTTGGAAAGCCCTCTGGCAAGCACTACACGGTCCCCAGTGTCCCAGGCGTCAAAGTTCCCACGGTTGTTGCCCAGGGCCTTAAATTCGGCCTCTGTGCCCTTCCACACCCTGCCTGGTGCCACGTCAAGGTGAGCCCCCACTACCATGGGCTGTGATAGCTCAAGGCCTAGATCCCCCAAGGCCTCCCTGGTCTGGGGGCTCATGCGTCGGTAGTCATACTGCCCCCGCTTGGTTTCCTGGGCTACCTGACGCATAAGCTCAAGTTGGTCCCCCAGTTGTTCCCGGGCTGCGTCGGTGAGTATCTCCTGGCCCTGGATTACACTCTGGGCCCACTCCCCTGCTGCCAGTCCGTAGCGGTTCCGCACCGCCTCCACATAGCTGGATGGGCTGGCCACCACTAAGTCGTCTGCGCTGGCTGCGGCCATTTCTGCGCCGCGGTAGAATACCGCCCCCCCCTGGTCCTGACTGTGGTAAAAAAGCTCTGGCCCCGCTTCGGTACTGAAAGCGGTTGGCTCAGTCTCTTGCCTGGCCTCAAACTGCTCCACCAGGTCGGTGGTCACGTTGTCCAGCACGGCCTGGCGTACCTCTGGGCTCACCCCGGGGATAGCGTTCACCCGCTCGACAATGCCCAGGGCCCCCTGTCGGTTGGCGCTGGTTTCCATGCCGGTTCTGATAGCAGCCCCTGGGAGTACAATCAAGGCGCTCCCCAGGGCTGAGGTATAGGCGGTGTCTTTGATTCGGTTCAGGGCATCCTGTAGGGTAATGCGCTTTTCCAGGGGCACGTCGGCCTTGTCCAGCTCTTGGCCTATGAAAGTGCCAAGGATGGTCACCGATTCTTGTAGTACTTCCTGGGCTGTGTTTTCCGCTATCCCAATCCCATAGCGCAGGGCAAGCTGGGTAACACCCTGGCGCAGGGCCCCAGTGGTAACCGCTTGGCGGGTGCCCTTTCGAATTGCCCCCTTGAGTATCCCCATGAGCAGGGGGTCAGTAATCCCGGTCAGTACGTCAAGCTGGGCCTTTTCTATCAGGCCGTTTATCACGCCCACCCCTGTGGCAATGGGGCTGGCTATGCTGTGGCTCACCCCGCTCTCTACCAGCTCCTGATAGGCTTGCCCTGCCTCGGTCTGAGCCATATTCACGGCTGACCCGATTTGGAGCCCGCTGAAAGCTCCTGCTCCCATTAGCCCGGTTGCCCAGGTCACCATGGGCACCCCAAGTGGTGCGCCTGCTCCGCTGGCGGTGAGTACACCCCCCACGGCCCCCACGGTTGCGCCCGCTATGGCTTGGGGGCTCGTTATGGCCTGTTGCATACTCTGGGCAAAGCCTAGGGCTCCGTCCAAAGCCTGTAGGGGTATGCTGGTTTTTATCGGCAACGGCTGTGCATTGGGGCGTAGTTGCTCAATCTGAGCAATCAAAGCCTGCTGACGCTCAGGGTTGGCGTTCATGTCCCGCAGGGTTTTGAGTTCGGCATACATCTGCCCGATCTGGTACTGCACCCGCCGGGCCTGTATGTTTTGGTTTACTATGTCTGCGGTGTCCTTGTAGGTCGCACCTTGGCCCATGAGCGTCTCAGTGTAGCTCTCAAGCCCCCGCCATGCGTCATCGGGTTGAATCTCCAAAGCCTTGCTCACAAAGGCGCTGGCCACAAGCCTGCTCATGGCGTCCTCAGTCCCCCCCGGGTAGCTCTGTACCAGCCCCTGGATTTTCTGGGGGTCCAGTTGCCACCCTGGCACCATTACGTCCAGGCCATTCCTCAGTAGGGCCTTGTCAGCCTCCCGGCTCCTCTCCTGTATCGCTTCCAGGGGATTCTGGGGCAGGGTCATGGTCTGGCTTCCGTCCTGGTTCATGGGGTTGGTGGGGTCCATCGGTTTTCCTTTACTGTCGGGGGATCTGGTAGAATGGGGTTCCTGGTGCTACTTGTTGCCTAGGGGCTTGCCCCTGGATTAGGGCCCTGCCTGTGGTGTTCCGGCTGGCCTGTAGTGCTTGGTCGTACTGGCTTAGTGGTACCCATACCATCCTGCCCCGCTCGTTCTTAGCTATCATAAGCTCACCGCCTCGCAATTTTACTGTGAGTACTCCGTCGATAGACTCGAAGGGGTCCACTCCGTCAATGCGCTGCCTAGGCTGGATCAAGAGGATGGGCAGGCCGTCATCGTCTACTATCCCCACGTCTGGCTTGGCGTTGAGGGCTGCCCCCTGTAGTGCCCCCCTCATGGCGGTAGAACCATTGGCTATACCCAGGGTAAGGGCTTGCTGGGCTATCCCCGCAGCCTGGGTGTAGATACCCAGGGCCTTGCTGTCACCTGTGACAATCCCGGCCATGAGCCCGCCGTTTTTAGCAACGGATTCTATTGCAGCCCAGGCCTGCCGGTCCTGGCTCCCAAACTGGGGGGTACTAACTGCCACCGCAGCCTGTTGCTTGGCTGCGTCGTAGCTTGGGACCGTGATTCTTGCCCCACCCTGGGTGATTTGTCGGACCCCATAGCGGGCAGCGGTCAAGCCCTCAGCCTGGCGCAGTAGCTCAGGCACCAGGGGGGCAATGGCACTAGCCGGTCGATCGGCCTTGGCTTTCTCGTAGAGCTGGGTAAACACCTGGGCCATGTAGCCACTCAGCTCTGCCTCCCGGGTTTCAAGGCCTGACTCGGTTTCAATAAACCGCTTGGCTGCTCCACTAAAGTAGGCGCTAGCCTGGGCATAGCTTGGATCTGCCTCCCGGTTCCGTTGCATCTGCTCTATTGCGGATTGTGCCTTTGCCCTGTCCTCAATGGTCATTAAGCCCATGTTTTCACGGAAATAACCCTGTACATCCCGGCCATTTATGTAGCCATTGCCACCCTTTGCAGCCATGTCGATGATATTGAGCAGTGATTTACTTTGAGCCTCAAAGGCTTGTAGAGCGTTTGCCCCCTGGTCGCTCTTGAGGCTTTCAAGGTACCGCTGATAATCAGCCTCGGCCCGGCGTAGCTCGTCGATCCATTGGTTTTTGAAAGCTGGCTCGTAGAATAGGCCAGCCTCCTCGGCCTGGTTGATAAGCTCATAGGCCTGGCGAAAATCCCCGGTTTTGGCTGCGTTGTAGATTACGCCCTGGTAGGCGTTGCTGGCCTGGGTGTACTGGCCTTTCCTGGCCTCAAGGGCTGCGGTTTCGTCCCGGCGCTGTACGTTCCTGAGTTCCTGGGCAAGCTCGGCCCGGGCCTCCTCGGGTAGACTAGCCAAAGCCTGCCGGGCCCTGGCCTGTACGCTCAGGCGCTCATCTCCTTCGGGTAGCTCTATGTCCCGGCCAACGTCCAGAAAGTCGGCATTGCCGGTGGCCTCTGCCCAGGCGTAAGCTATTTGCTTCTCCCGGGCCATGAGGCTCCGGCTGTAGATTTCATTGCCTGCCTCGTATGGGATAAACCCGGCGTCAATGTTCTGCATCACCAGTGCCTGAGCTTGGGCGTCCTCACCCTGCTCTAGGAGCCTTGGGAGTTCTGCGCTGAGGGTCTGAGCGGTCACCACGGATCTTGCCCTGGCCTGCTGTTCTACGGCCCAGGGGGTGAGGCTATTCCTAGCCCTTTCGGCTATCAGTCGCTTCTCGTTGTAATAGGGGTCATCCTCGCTCAGGCCCCAGTCGTATTCATCAAAGCCCTTCCAGGCCTGGGTTGGGTCTGAGCCCTCTGCGTCTGGGTCAAAGTAGCTGAGTACTTCATTGGGGTCAGCGGTCTGGATTCTCTGCTTGAGCAGTAGTAGTTGCTCGTTTACCTGGCGGTCATGCTGCACAAGCTCAAGCTCTCGCCTGGCCTGGTACTGCATGGCGTTCTCACGGCCTACAATGTCACTAGTGCGCTGGATTTGGTCAGCGATATACCCGGCCCGCTGGAATAGGCTGCTCATTAGGACCTCAGCCCCTGCTTATAGGCATATCCCTGCATCTTATTTTTGGGGTCTGCGCTGCCAAACCAGTTATTTTCCAGGGCGTCGTTGTAGCTGTCCAAGCCAAGCCCTGCCGTTGAGGCAAGAAAGCTGATAGCGTCTGTATTCCGCTGCCGTTCTAGAGCCTGCTCCTTTAGGTCAAGGCTTCTGCTTTGAAGCTCGTTGGCTTTGCTTTGAAATTCTGCCTGCCGGTTTATGCTGTCGGCCATATCTATTGCTTGGTCAGATCGTACCTGACCCCTGGCCCCAAGTGAGGCCCCTGCCATACCGCTGGCACCTAGCACCCCTGCACTATCGCTCTCTCGCTGATAGTGCTGCATTGCAAGCTGTTCCAGGCTATCCTGACGCCCTTCCTCAAGCTGGGCCCCTTGATTTGCCAGCCCTTCTCTCGCAAGCCCCAGGCTTGCTAGCTGTGCTTTTCGTTCTTCTTCTGCTGCCCAATAGTCACCATATAGGCCAAGGAATTTGAGCAAGCTCCCGCCAAGAAAGGCGCTATCGTCTGGTGTAGGTTTATAACCTGACATTTTCATCCCACCTTGTCATGCGTCTGCGTCGTCGCTGTTCTTCCTCGTCCTGGTTGGTGAGTCTACTCCTGCGGTAATTCACAAGGAAGCCCTCTCGATTTGTGAGGTTGTCGGCCTGAATGTCTTGGTCCTCTCCGTCTGCTTGTGGTACTGAGTCAGCCTGTTCCGTTGGTGCTGTTGGGGTTTTTGGAGCTGACGGCTCTGTGAACCAATTATTTTCTGGTTGCGCTTCATCGTTGGCAGTTGTTGTCTTATAGTCGTTGAAACTGTCAACATATACCGGGCTGCCTGGTGCCTGGTTATCCAAAGCCTCGTCACTACGCCCTGAGCCTCCTTTATCGTTGGTTGTGTCCCAAGGATTTGAGTCTAGGCTGTCCATGCCATAGTACTGAACTAGAGGGTTGATCCCGCCTTGGCTTGGCGCAGCCTGGGCGCTATTGGTGTAAAGTTCGCCGTCCCCTGCGTAGGTTTGGTTTATAAGATCATCACCCCTAAGAGCATCTTTCACCGAGTTTATCATCCCGGCTGCGTCACTTTGAGCGCTCTGCGTGACAACACTATTTGCCCCAGTATCCTGTGGCACCGTCGCCTGTGGTTGCGCTCCCATAGCTGTAGTTGCTAAGGCCCCAGCTCCAAACAATAATGACAAAGCAGGGCTCATTCCATTTGCCTCCTGCAGCTCTGGGGCCGTTGGTGTACCAAGGGCCTTTATAGCGTTCTCGCCTGCCTGTACAATCTGCCCCGCCTGTGTTTGCCAGTTGGTAGTATTGGCTCCGCTTGCTGCTTGGTTTGTACCACCCCCATACCCTCCAAGGCCTGTAGGGTCTTGTCCTGCATAGGTATCTGCAAGGGCGTCAAGTTGTGATTGTGTAGCCTGGTTGGCAGCGTTCACTTGCTGATTGTGGGCGTCTAGTTCTGCCTGGTAACCCGCTTGAGCTGTAGCGTTGTTGTTGAGGGTGTTCTGATAGTCCACAAGCCACTGGATTGCACTACTGCCAAGGCTCACCGCTGTACCTGCGTTTTGGACTATATCTATGCCATTGGTATTATGCACGTTGATTGGGCCATTGTTGGTTGTTACGTCTACGGCATGGTCCTGTCCATCTGTCCGATACTCTACCCCCACTCCTTGCCGTGCCAGCTCGTCCTGTATGTCTTGTGGGAGTGCCGTGCTTACTGCTAAAAGTCCACCAGCCACAAGGGCCGGGAATACGCCGTCAGTAAACCAATTATTTTCTTCGCCTGGCTTGTTGATTTTTCCACCTTGAGGACCAGGAAGTTGTGAGTATAGAGCTGGGTCGAATGGGTTTTTAGGCGGGGTGTATGGCTCAGTTAATGGCGTTTCTGGCACAACCACTGGCCCAGGTGGTGGCGTCGTGTTCACCGGGGGGGTGGGTGGTGGCGGTGCGGTGGGTGCAGGGGCTACTGTAACCGGTCCAGGTTTAGCGGTATCTGGCTTGTTTTTGTTGCCACCCGCCCCTGTTGCATCCCCTGCGTTAATGGTTATCTCGGCGACGCCAGCGGTTGGGTTCTTAGGCTTGTCCTTGCCCTTGTTTCCTCCACTTGAGTCTGTTTCCAAAACAGGGTCTTTTACGCCATTGGTATTCGTCTTGGTTATTGTAGTCTTGCCAGTAGTCCCTGTATCCACCTTGGTGGGTTCACCGAATAGGTACTCGTCTAATACTTCATCTGTTGGCTTGTTTTTTGCTGACATTTTTTACCCCGCATTTGCAACGACTGTCACGCCCAGAACCTCATAAGGTAGTGGGCCTGTTGATTCTATCCGTATGCGCTCCGCACCCTGCGGGCCGTTTAGGAAACTCTCTAACTCACCACTGAGCCATGGCGTAGGCTGGTCCATTCGATTGTCTGGGCTTACCCCCTGCTCAAGCTCGGCGTCTATGGTATCAGGTCCCACCTTGAGCCCTAGCGTTTTCTCCACCATAATCAACGCCCGGCTAACCTTAATGCGCTTGTCGTCTACTTGCTGGCCATCCACGTCAACCCGGCGCTTGGTGGTCACCATTACAGAGGTGTATGGTATCCCTGCATGTACCTTAGTGGCCCCTGGCCAGCTCATAGACCCTGACGCCGTTGCAGGGTCGCCGGTTGCTCCGTCAACCATAACTGTGAGCTGTTCTACTGCCCCAGTTAAGTGGCCCATGTTTAGGCTTGAGGTTCCGCTTTTCATGGAGTCCAAGCAAGCGGCATCATTCTGGCTTGTGTAGTCAAAGAGCCTCATTTTCTCTAAAAAAGTCTTGCTTACGCCGTTGATTGTCCTCTGCACTAGTGCGTAGAGCGTCTCTGTGGTACCGCTCCTCACGATTGCAATACTTTTTATTGTGGCTTTTGTTGGGCCGGCCCAAACTTTATTTACGCTGTCCCAAACTCTGTCAGGGTTCCATGTCGTTTGCTTGGTCCAGGCGGCGACGCCGTTTTTCTGTTCCAAGGTAAACGCCCAAAGATCCCCGCTCTCTGTCAAAAACCATGTGATTGGATAGGGTATAGTTGCGCTGGCAGCCTGACGGAATGGCCCCTTTAGATTGCTATGGTCGCTCATGGGTACTGAGTTGTAGGCTTGTTTTTCTGTGCTGTAGACAATCATACGCACCTGGTCCCCATTGATGTGTAAGGGGCCGTCTGCCGTCATTACCACAATGGGGCTAGTGCTTCCCCGCTGGCTGTGCGGGTCATATTTCACCATCGGCTGTGTAATTGGGTCAGGGTTGGTCCGTCCGTCTGCCGATTCTTGGAAAATAAGTTCCATGGCATCGGTTCCCTGGTATAAAATCTTTTGACCTATGAGCCACTGAGTGCGCCCCATGGCGCTGCCTATGTTATAGTCAAGGGCGTTCACCTCGCTTACACCCTCACGGATTCTCATATTTGTCTTAACGGTGGTGTCATAGGAGCCATAAATTGGCACAAAACTGGTAGCATCCCAGTGCGTGAAGTCCCTTGTCACTTCGGTGGGTTGCTGTCCTGGCCCACTAGCGGTGTCGGTGAATCCTGGGGCATCTAGTTTCTCAGCGTAGTTTAGGCCCTTGCCAGCTATCATACTCGCCCCAAGGGCTGCAGGCCTCGATGATTGACCACTAAACCAAAGTCTACCCCGCCAAACTGTGACTGCTGTTGGATAGCGTACTGGGCTGTCTTGCTGCCACTGGTTGTACACCATGCCTGCATTTTTAGGCTTTTGACCTCCTGACCATGCTGCTGTGTTGACGCTTGCAATGGTTACCGCTGTTCCGTTGTATGATATTCGTTGCAGCGGGTAGTGCATCGACGCCATGTAAATCTCATTGTTTCCCTGGGCAAAGCTGCACGATGATATTACCGAACCAAGGTCTTGGCCAGAAAGCCCAAAGGTGGCATTATGGATAATGCTCCCCGAAGTTGTTGCTACCCCTATTTTGGTCTGTCCATCATAGTAGAATACCATGAGGTAATCTGTTCCATTGTATACAAAAGGGAGTATATAGAAAGCTCCCGAAAGCTCGCTCAAATACTCAAGCCCTGGCCTGCGGATTGCTGACCCCTGGGGGGTAATGATTACGTTTTCAGCCTTGTATAGGCCTATCTTAGCCACGTCGGTGTCTAGCCGGTTTTCCATGCGGGGGTTGATTTCCCCGGCCCCAAAGTTAAACTGGCTGATGTTCATGGAAACCACCAGCCTGGGGTGTCGTCTGCCATGGTCCCCTCATTTGAGGCAACGGACCTGGCTTGTTGCATGACCATCATAAATTCCTGCTGAATCGCTGCCCTTTTTGTTTGGTCGTCGGCAATGTCTATTGCCAGCCTCTGGGCCAGGTGCAGGGCTATCGCCTCGCTTAGTAGCGGGTCCGAATAGTCCCCGGTCGCTGGTAGAACATACCGGCAATAGACTGGGTTCAGGTCAGTTTCTAGGTACTGTTGCTCTATGCGGTACGCCCCCCCGCCTACCAGCTCGATGATTCTGGTGTTGGGGGGGAGACTGTACCGATAGGCAAAGCCCACCAGTGGGGTGTCCACGGTGAGGGCCAGGGCCTGGGTCGCCGTATGAGAAGGCCAGTCATGCAGCCTCAGTACATACTCCTCCGATGGAACTATCAGCCCGCTGATTTTGTTGGCGGTCTTGGTTCCGTCGGTAAGGTCAGTTATCCGGGGCACCCCTATCAGGGCCAGGGCATAATTGGCTATCTCAGTACGGTTCATGGTTTACCTCAGTCTGCCCCAAGCCAGGCGGTCACCGTATTGGTGGGGGTGGTACCACCTTGGGTGTAGGTGAGGGTCACAAAGTCCAAGAGGTTCCCCACAATGGGGATCTTGAACATTGCACCGGCCTTGAGGTCAGCCGCAGCAATAGGGCCCACGGTGCCCAGGATGGTGCGGGCGCTGGAAAAGTCGCCTGCGGTGTGGGTTTCTACAGTGAAGGTGAGGGTGGGAGTTGTGCCCCCGGCGTCAGCTCCAAGTAGCACATTGAAGGCCAGCCGGTCGCCCTTGCCCCATTGGTTGCCCTGGGTCTTGAGCCAGTCCGTAGCGGCCACCCGAGTGGTGCCAGACAATGCCTGTGCGTTGCTGACTCGGGTCTTAATATCAATAGTAGCCATGGTTTATTCCTTTCTTGTTCTAGGGTGATAGCCGGGTTTCCCCGGCTACTGTTAGGCCACGGTGTAGGGGGCTGCGGATTCGTTATTCACAATGCCGTCAGCTACACGCCAGGTGATCCCTGCAAACTCGGTGATTTGTTTGCCAAACTCGTCCACCTTGTACTGGATATTTGTCTTGTCCTGAATGTAGTTCTGGAGCAAGGAATATCCCAAGGGGCTGAGGTAGGCGTACACCTTGCCGTTGGTCACCATTTCGGGGATGATCTTGTTTACCTTCCGCATGATGTTGCCCGATGTGAAAATGTCCTCGGTATTGGTATCAATGCCGGAAATGCGGGCGATTGATTTGACATTTTTGAGGCCAAGGCCACCCCGCATGGAAAGCCAAGTTTCATAGGCGTAGAAAGGGTTGTTGCTTCCGTCAAGTACCCGCACCTCTCCCTTGTCCTCGGTTTCTACGCCAAAGCTCTTGGAGCCCTTGGGGTGGATGAGGAAAGCATTGTCCTCATGCCAGGAAACAAAGAAAATTGAGGTGGTAGTACCAGAGCTGGCTGCTGCTTTGATTACCAGGCCGTCGGTCATGGTGGCGGTTTTGGTGCGGGAATAGAGCCCATTGAAGCCCTTGCCGTCGGAGCCCAGGGTCTGCTGGAAAATCGCCTTGTCAAACTGCCAGGCAATATCCTTGGCCTTGAGGGTGTCCATCTTGTTCCGGTAGGCCAGAATGTCGGGGTAATGTTCCTTCATCCGCACGTCTACCAGGCTGTTGTCCTCGTAGCGGGCCAGGTATTCGTCAACCTGTTTGAATACCTTCTTGGTCCCGGGGACACCTTCGTACATGGCGGTCAGGGTGGCCTGGATCGCCACGTCACTGATGTTCATGCGGTGGTACTCGGGGTGACTTGCTCCGACCCATACGGCATCGGTCAGGGCCGTGGTACGTCGGCGCAGGGCGTCGTAAAGGGGAAGCATCTTTCCATCGGGCATACCCTTCGCTGCATCTGCAATGGTGATTGCCTGTAAGGCGTCAATAGTTGCCATTGGTTATTCCTTTCATACTCGTGTTTTGCTGTAATCAACCATGAATGGCCGTTCTGGTGCAGGGGCGGTGCCACCTCGCACAAAACGTCCTTCACCTAAAGCCCCCCCCGCTTTGGCCATCATCCGAATGAAGTGGGGATTATCTAGCAGTCCCATACTCGCAAGCTCCTGGGCAGTACCTTCGTCCACCAGAGTCTTGTAAGCTCGGGTTGCCAGTTCCCGCTGGGCGTCGTATTTGTCGCCCCATTCCTTCCTCAGAGCCTGGTCCATTTCTGCCAGCTTTTTCTGTCGGCTCTCCGTCTGCTCCTTAGAGTAGCCCTGAGCATCCTGCCCCAGGCGTCCAAGGAATTTCTTGAATTGCTCAACACTCATGCCAGCCTCGTGGGCAGCTTGCCTCAGATTCTGCACCCGGGGGTGAGCCCCCTCAAGTCCATACTCGTCGGGCTTTTCTGGTATCCCCATGGCCTTACGATAGGCAGCCCATTCCTCTGGCGTAGATTCCTGGGTTGGCCGAACTATTGACCGTTGGGACCGTTCCATGAGCCCCAGATAGTCTTTGGCCAGGTCGCCTACCTTGCCGTATCTGGTGAAAGCCTCGTGGTTCTGGTACTCCTTCGGGAGTCCTGCCCTCCATCCTAAAGACTGGGGGTTATCTCCACCCTGGGGCCCGGGGGCTCCCTGGGAGGGTTGCTGTGTTGGTGCAGCCTGTGGGGCTGCCTGAGCTGCGCCGGTACTTCCGGCCCCTTGTTCAAGTTCCGCTGCCATTGTTGGTTATCTCCTTTGGCGGTGGTATTGTGGACCATGCTTCTATCAGGCTCTCGATGGAGCCCGGGAGCAAGATCCCTAATTTCGCTTGAATGTTGAGGGCTGCGCTGTGCAGTACCCGCTGCTCGTCGTCCTCAAGTCCGTGGGCAAAGGCGTAAAGGTCGTTCAGAATGTCCTTGAGTACCTCCCTGCCGTCTGGTGTCCTGAGTAGTACGTCTCGGTAGAGCATGACTGTGCGCTCGGTTATATGGGTCATCCTATGCCCCCTACTGCGCCCTGAGCAGCCTGGGCCATACGGTCAAGGGGGCTCTTGGGCTCGATTGCCTTGCCTAGCCCTGGGAGGGCCTTCATCTGCTCAAGTTGCATCTGCTGGGCCTGAGCTTCTGCCTGGGCCTGGGCTCTGGCCTGGCGTATCTGGCTGACCTCTTTTTTGTCCCGGTAGGTTTCTGCGGGCATACTGCCAGCCTCAAGCAGCTCTCGTACCACTCCGTCGGGGTTGATACTGTCCAGGGCCCCAGGGAATACCTGTTGCAGGGGGATAATGCTCCCCAAGGTCTGCATGAGGCCGTTGGTGCTGTGGTACCGTTGCTGGGCTTGGAATAGCGGTCCCTGGTACTCGATTTTGAGGCCTGCGCCCTTGATTTCATCGGGTTCCTCTGGGAGCTTGCCAGCTCGGTAGAGTATGCCAAACACCCGCTTGATTAGCGGGTTTAGTAGCTCTGCGCCTAGGCGTCCTACGATTGCCCCAAGTACTGCAGCCTTTTCACCCTGGCGCTGCATGACTTCCTCAGCAGTCATTTGCCTGGTTGCAGCCTCAAGGCTGAGGAATATGTCGGCCCTAAAGGCCTTCCGCACCCGGTCAATCATCAGCATGTGGTAGTCCTTGCCGATGTTGTAGGCGCTCCCATACTGAATGGGGGTGATGATTTCATTGGGGTTCATGTAGTAGTTGGCACCCCGGGGCACAAGCTTTTCCTTGCCCTTCATTGCCATGGGCACGTTGTATGGTGGATCTGTGGCCAGCTGTACCCCCCGGGCCAGGGCCTTGGTGATAAGGTTCAACACCCGAATGTCGGGCAGGGCGTCGTAGGCAGGGCTTCGTCCGTAGGTTTCTCCGGTGTTCTTCCGGTACCGCCATACTACAAAGGGGTTTTCGTAGTAGGGCTCTACCCGCAGCATCCGGTGGCTGTCTGCCTCAAAGTAGACTCCCACCCAGGGAAAGTCTGCGCTTATACCTGAGTCTGGTCGGTTGGGGATTAGGGCGTGGATTATGTTCCTGCGCTGGCCGTATTGGACCTCCATGTTATCCCAGGCCTCAGCTCCAAACTCCCGCTTCGCCTGCTTGTCGGTCATGGAAAAGCGCCTGAATACCTGAGTCACCACCCCCCGGCTATCATCCTCAATGAATACTTTATAGGGGTGTACTGATATAAACTGTAGGGCCCGCTCCTCTACATTTTCGTCGATGTAGAGCGTAGCGGTGCCTATGCTGTCGCCGTCGGCAAACACTTCAGGCATAATGCTGTAGAAGTTCGATTTTTGAAATTCTGCATACATTACTTTCTCAACCTCGTCCAGATAGCTCCGGTTTACCCGGCTCTTGTTGGCCATTTGGTCCTCAAGGGCCAGCTTGAACCAAGGGTATGAGGGGCTCACGGTGTAGCCCATGAGGCCGTCTGCCATCATTGTTGCAGCCTCGGTTGCGGTAGAATCTACTCGGTCAGTCGATACCTCCACCTTTGCTGAGGCCAGGGTTCCGTCTGGGTTTACCCCTGCCCGGCGTGGGAGCACATAATTGGTAATCTCCTGCCAGGTGCTGTGCCATGGATCACGCTCCTGCTTTAGGGCGTCAAACTCAGCGGCCAGCTCCTCAATCAAGGCATTATTATCCATTGGTTACCTCAGCGCTTCTCACCACCGTCTTGCCCACGTCGGCCCTGGTTCTTCTTTTCCCACTGGGCTCTGGTTCGGGCGTAGTCGGTAATGGCCCCCTGTATCTCAGCGTCCTTGCTGGGGCCAGCCTGGCGGGGGTAGAGTGCCTCAACCTGGGCAAGTCCTTGCTCCAAGCTGGGTCGGTCCATCATTTGGTTGAATTTCCTGGTGCTTCGGTCGGCAAGCATATCAAGCAAAGGGTCAGGGGGGAGGTTTGCCCCTCTCGCTCTGAGCTGGGCCCGCTGTGCTATGCGGTCACGGTTCGCCTCTGCCTGGGCTGCAATGAAAGCATTGGCGGCCTCAAGTCGTGCCCCAAGGTCGGAATTGCCATAGTCCATAGGCTGGCCCTGCTGGGGGTTGGTGGCTCGAATTGGGCCAAGAGGTGGAGCCCCTTCTGGTCCACGTTCTGTTTGGTGGTTGCGCCATATTGAAGGGTTTTCTTCCTTGTCTCGCTCTCGGCGTTCACGCTCTCTTGCAGGATAGTCAGACACTTGTGGCCTCCGTCGCTCACCATGTTTGCATAGTGTCAACTAGATGGAAGTGCCCTCCATGTTTTTTTTGCGTGTATGTGCTACACTATAAGTGCGAGGTGACTATGAAAACTATTGCAGACCAGATTTTTGATAAGTATTGGCCACTGATGATAATAACCGCCTTTGTTGCGATTGCCTGCCTTGTTCCTCTATTGGCCAACCTAATACATGAAGTTGGCCACATGGTATTCGGCTTCTACTCTCTGCAATACCCAAGGGAAATATGGATTAGCGATACCGCTGGGTTCTATCAAGCTGATTACACCGTCAACATTCCAATTAACACCTCTACAGGGGGTGCCATTGCCATTCTATTAGTTACTCCATATGCGCTGTGGCGTTTCTTTGGCAGGGCTGGCCTTATTTCATTGCCGTTCTTTGCTTACCTAATCCCTTACAATATCAATGGTTCGTCCGGCGACATTGGCAATGCTGGTTCGGTCCTTGTGTTTGCTCTACTTGTCGCCCTTGACGTTGTGCTTGGCGTCCTTACCGTTGAATGGTTCAAGGCTGCCCCTGCCCGCAAGGCTAAGAAGTTGGCAGCCGAGAAAGCAAAGCGGGCAAAGCTATTGGCCAGTAAACGTGTCCCACTCCCTAACAGATCCCGGCAGGCTTAGGCCGTCGTAGCGGTTCCCATACTCGCTGAGGTACCAGATCCCCATGGCGGTACTCATTACCAGGTCGTCGTGGTCATCAGCTCCCAGGGCCTCATACTTTACCCGCCCGGTCTTTTGGGCAGTCTTGTACCCGAATTTCGCCAGCTCCTCCTGGTACTTCTGGGCAGCTATAAACTCAGGGCTCCCGGGCTCTGACTCGTACACGTCCACCCGGCCCTGGGTGAAAGCTGCTACCAGGGCCCAGACAAGATCCCGCTTGGGCACACTGTAGCCATAGCTCTGCCGGTGTACTTCGTTGCCCGACGTGATTTGTATGCCTATGGGGCTCAGGCCTGCGTCCTGAAAGTCCTCTATCACCGCCTTGCCTACCTCCCCCCGGTCTATCAGTAGCCTGCAATTCCCCTCAAGTTTGGGGTGGCTCAGGTGGCGTTTGGTTATGTCTATAAGCTGGTGGTACCGGGTGCCTTTTGGGTAATGCTCAAGCCATAAAACTTGCATCCTCTCCCGGGCCAGGGCACGGTCTTTGGCAAGCGGGTCGCCTACCTCAAGGCCGATAATGCTGAGTGCGGTATGGTCCTGGGCCTGCCCCAGGTCGATTGCTAGAGCGTATTCGCTTATCATTTTCCCCCCCATAGTGCGCTAACCTTGTTCACCTTGAGCAGGCTTTCGGCATCGGTGCCCACCTCGTAGAGCTTAGGCAGCTTGTGCCTAAAGGCTGCCTGTATCATTTCGCTGGCCAGTAGGCTGTCCTCTGGATCTTGGAAGGCGCAGCCATACTCTGACATATACCACCAGTCGCCCATGGCCTTCCGCTCTGAGTCTAGGAATTTCTTGGATACCCGGGGGCTCTCCCAGGCTGGTACGGTGTACCGGCTCCACGTCTCGCCTAGCTCCTCGTCGGTCTTGCTGGCTATCTCCCAGAAAAATCCAGTCTTGGTGAATGGCGTACTGATCAGAACTATCTGGCCGTTGCTGGTCATGAGCATAGGCCTTATGCTCCGATAAAGCTGGTCCTTGGCAAAGCTGGCCTCGTCTATGACCACCATGCTAGGGCCTGAGAATCCCCGGATATTATCAGGGTTCCCCCCGGGTAGTGCTACTATCCGGCTCCTGGTGGGCATTACCTCGATGGTCAGGGCTCCGGCCCTGTAGGCGTCCTGGGGGTAGCTTGTGGTCCTGGCAAACTCCTTGACTTTGCGGATCAGCTCAACGGATTGGCGCAGGGTGGGAGCTATCAGCAGTATGAGGGCCTCATAGCCGAAAATAGCCCGGTGCCAAACCTTGGCGCTCACTACGGTGCTTTTTCCTATCTGACGGCTCGTATTGGCGTGGATTCTGTCGCTACGGTCGTTCAGTAGGTCACTCTGCCATGGGTCCAGGGTGATAGGCTTCTTCGTGCCTGTCTGGGTACTCGCAAGCCATAGGCTGGGCTTGAGGGCAAATATGATGTTATCTAGCGGTTTCACTGATCCACCTATCGAATAGGCTCACTACCTTGCCCTCAGCCTCTGTGCCAATAATGGCCTCAACTAGCTCAGTCCTGAACGCTGCCCACTGTGGGTGCATGGTAATGTCATCCCTGGAAGCGTCCCGCATTTCCCTGGCCAGCTTGGCTGCAGCCATGAGTATTTGGGACTCTGCGCTGGCTGCCGATATGGCTATCCTTGGGTCGTACCCATCCCCCTGTACCATGGCGTCCTGGCGCAGCTTCCTCATGTCCTGGGCTGCTATCATGACGTGTTCTGCCAAGGTACCCGGCTCCTTCTGATCAAGCTCAGGCTGGCCTGTCACCTTTATGGCGCTTAGGCTATCCATGGGCTTTATAGGCATACCCTTTACCTGGCTTATCAGTCTAAAAGCAGTTCTCCTACTTACGTTTGCATTATTCTCAAGCCAGGTTACAATCTCCTCAGTCTTTGCCCCATCTCTAATCATCGAATGGATTTGAGGGGCGTATGACTCTGGGTCGGCTCGCTTCATGTGGCCATGATATTACAGTGCCAAAAGGCATGGAAGTGCCATTGTCATCATGACACTCCCATGCTTTCAACTATCCTAACTTGCTTTGCCGTAGACCTTTGTCGCTGTGGCACTATTCTGGCACCAGCCCCCTTCTACCTTATGGCCTCAGTGCTTGCCCCTTATGCCAGGGGCCACGGATTTAGTTAGATTGACCGTATAACATTTGCTTAACCTGCGAACGCAGTGAGTCAGGTTTAAGTTGTTGTTGGGCGTTGCCGGGAGTCTTTGAAAGCAAGCCACTTGAACTTGCAAAAACTAACAGGATAGCGCACAAGAAACATTGCAAAACCCAAAATACCTTTTGGTGCCATGTAGGAAACCGACTCTTTCCAAAAACCTCTAAACATAGAATCCTCCCGGCAACTTGGTTGCCTGTCCGTGTAAATCGCCAGATTTATGCGTCTGGCTATCCGCCCAACATTTGCTTAACTCGCGAGCGTAGCGAGTCGAGTTGAAGCAGTTGTTATACGAGGCCAAAGACCAGCATACAAAAACTTGTTCCTACTAGTCCTGCACCCATTGCTAAAATAATAGCATCGCCACCAATAAGTATTATTGGTATTGCACCGCATATCATGCCTACAGCAAGTGTTATTACAAACTTTGAGGTAAAATGCTTTACTTGCCTTGGCTCTATATACTTTTTCCGTTTACGCATTTTGGCCTCCTGCACGAAGTCAGGAAACGATTTATTGTTTCCTGCGTAGTGTCCGTATAACATCACTTATATTGCCAACCTAAAAACCCGCCTCCTTAGCTTTGGTGAGGGCATCTTGTATCGGTATATGCACGGCGTCTGAGCATACGTCTGCTGTCATGCGTCCACAAAACTTATCGGCTTTCTCCAAAGCCTCCACCAGCTTCCGCACCAGGGCTGAGTGGTCGGTGGTCAGCGCACGGCCAGCTTCTACCCCATCCATAAAACACGACTTCCACATGGATGGCCAGTTTGCAAAATTAGATGGATATTTTATGTCCGTTTGATATTTCAATCCTTCGCTCATTCCTCACCTCCCATGGCCTTGTGGATGGCTTCGCAAGTCAGTCGCAAGTCGATTACATTGCCTTTCCACGAATCAAGTGTTTCAACCCCAAGCCTCATCATTTCATCCACACTCAGCACCTTGGGCGCTGGGGGTAGCATGGCGTGGATGGCTTGGGCTGCCTTTTTGCACTCCCTGGTAAAAAGGGCGGTAGTTGCGTCGATTACACGCATGATATCCTCCACCCCCGGCCTTACCCTGGCCCTGAGTTCGGCAAGTTGGGCTCTAAGGTTAGTGCGCTCGGCTACAAGCTCGTCTACAAAGTCCTGTAGTGTCCTTACCGTCTCGTTACGGCTTGCTTGCCCTGCCATGTAGGATGCGGTTAAAGCCTCTGGGTCAAGCTGGGCCTCAAGCTCCTGCACCCTGGCCTCGGCGGTAGCAAGTTTTTCGATAAGCCTTCGCTCGTTTTCAAGTATCCGGTCATTCATGTTCACAAGTCGCTTGATTTCATTTACAGCCCTCTCCACCTCCCCCTTGAGGCGGGTGATTTCATCTTGCTGTACCAGATAATCATTTGCAAGCTCGTCACGCATGGAGTAGGTCCCATGTGCAAGTTCTAAAACTGATTCTGGTGTATGCTTCAATTCATCCACGGCTGGCCTCCCTCTTGGCTTCCACGTTTTTTAATGAAATAGCATAGACTGGATAATCAATCTTTAAGTCAGTATCTTTACCGTCAACCACTTTAATGCTTTCTATATCGGCGGTGATTGATGGTGCGTTTTTACTGTATCCATTGCGGAATAGAATTGATGTAGGGCCTTTTCTTAACCTCACTTGCCAGTATGGTTTATACTCACGATATTCAACTGATTTTTCACCAGATAAAATCTTGTCAAACCATTCTTTTTTCAGTGTCAAAATTATTTGATTACTCATGGCTCTCCCTCTTGGCTTTCTCGGCAATCATGGCCTCGGCTTGTTTGTAGGCAATTTTTGCCACTATCCCATAAGGAGTTTTATAAATATCAGGTTGCGAAGCCAAACCTGCTATGACTTGCGCCGCAAATAGGTCAAGCAGTTCGTCATCAGCCATGGCCTTGGATAAGGCTTCAACGGCACGATTCGCATTATCAACCGCAGAAGCGGGATTGCGTGAATACTCAAGATGTTGTTCATAAACCTTTTGCCAAATGGCTATTAAATCATGGCCAGGATACGCTGGCCCGCCTGTTTTACTCATAGTGCTGTCTCCTTTACCCCGGACCACAGAAGGTCCAGGTTCCGTGCGATTCGCTTTCGGTACATGGCTTTGGCTTCGGGAAGCATGCCGATATACTCCCGGCCCTTCTTGTACAGGTCGTCGAGATAGGTATCCTCCATCTGGGGGAGGATGGTGTAGCTTAGGACTTCCCGGCTAACGTCAAGGATTGAAGCCATAGCCATTAGCTCCAGGGGCTTCGGGCTCATGCAGAGGGCAATGCGGAGAAATGCTATCCGCTCGATATGCTCATCGGGTAAGGGCTCCCGGTTGGTCATCATTACCCGGGGCATTACTCTGCCCTCCATGAGCCGGTGCCGTCCGTGTAGAGTGTCAGCAGCAGGTCACCCTTGCCGTCGGTGAGGCGCACCACGTCGTAGACCTCCCGGGGCTGGTAGTCTGGGGCGTCCCTACCGGCCTGGTAGGCTACCTCTGGGACTCCTATGAGCAGGGCGGTGAGCAGCACCAGGGCTGTCACCCCCTTGAGGATGGTGATGATCAGCCTACTCGTAGGTGCCATATACTGCCTTCCTCCGTGCTTTGGTGTAGACCATAGTAGCCTGGGCCATGGTTAGGCCTTTGGCTTGCATGATCTTGATTGCGCTCTCTACGTCACCCCGGGCCCCCGCTTCTGCCAGGTCCATGTGGTAGCTGTCCAGCCCCTTTGCGGTCAGGTTGTAGCTCACTACCGGGGCCATGTCGTTCATGCTTCCCACCGGCTGTGCATCGTTAATCCGTATCATGGCTTACTCCTTTACATACCGGCGCTTAAAGGCCAGAATATCGGGGTCGCTGTGGGGGTTTACCCCTCGCTGGTAGGCCTTGGTGACAAGGTGCATGAGGGCCTCCCCTGGGCTCATGTTCCTGCCGTCCAGGTGTACTACCTCCTCCGGTGCCTCAAGTAGCAGCCTGTGGTCGGTGAGGAGCTTGGCGGTCCTTGCCTTTTCTTCCTCATGGGCCCGGGCTTCTTTTGCCTCCTCAAGGTAGGCCTTGAGCTGCTCCATGTCGGGGGGGGTCTTGAATTGTAGTGGGTGCCTGTTGACTATTACCCCCATGAGGCTTGGAAAATCGGCCTGATTTTGAGACTTTAGCCAATCCTTGACAAATGTCCCCAGTATGCCAGGATATTTGCCGTATGTGGCTTCTATCGCCCCAAACAGGTTCTCATGGTTCATGCTCATGACCTACCCCCTTGGGCCTTGAGTAACTCGGCCACAAAGTCCTGCATTTCGGGGGTCAGTCTCTGCTCCCGCATCGCCTCAAGCACCTGGCCCCAGATCCCTTGCCCTGCCAGTGCCAGGGGGGTGAGGGGTTGCTTGGCCATAAACCTGTCGCTCTGGCGCAGGCGGTTGTAGGTGCCGATTATGCTGTGGGCAGCGTCTACGGCATCCTCCTCCCCGAATTGCAGAACAATGCGGTTCACCACCTCCCAGAGCGCCTTTGCCTGGGCACCGCTTTGCTGGGGGGTGAGTACCAGCCCGCTGGCCTTGATAGTGCCGTTCCAGATTACTTCCTTGACGGCATGAGCTACTGGGCCGTATTTGGGCTCTTTCTTGGCCTTGAGGCTTTTGGCTGGTGAGGATAGAGCAGGAAGCGTTTCATTGGTGGCGGTGTCGGCTTTAGCCGATTCCGCACTAGTATTACTAGTATTAGTCTTAGTCTTAGTATAGGTATTAGTATCTAGTATATCGACGCCTATAGATAGGCTATCAATAGGCGATTGATTGGCTATGGATAGGCTATCGCTCTTGGCCTCAGTTTTAGCCTCATACCCCACTATCTCGGATAGCCCTAATACCTTGCTTATAAGTGCTTTATCCTTTACAGATAGTACTATTTTCTCTAAGTGCGCTTTGAGCTTCTGGTTTTTTTCTACCTCACCACGGTACTTTAGCCAGTTGTGAATAGCTATCTCCCTTGTCAGGTGGTTGTAGCTGATCTTTCCTGAGTCAATAAATCGCTTTAGAATTGCCGATATGGCGTCTTTTGCGTACCCTGTATCTCTTTCCATGAGCTTTATTGGAATTTCGAATATCCCTGCCATGTTTGAGTGGGGGCACGTCATGAGGTACAAGTAAAAATACTTATCCTCTGGTGACCACTCTATAACGTCGGAATCGTTCCAGAATGAGGTGTGTACAGTCCTAAAAATTCCTTTTTCAAGAGCCATAGGCACCCCCAATAGAGGCTTCAAGATCCAATATGTAACCCCAATCGGAAGTACTCATGAGCATGAGTAAATAGCTCTTATCAAACATTTTAGACTTCACGATATTGAAAATTACACGATACGCTTCCCGCTTTTGCGGAATACCATACATTGATTTTTTTGCAATGTTAAAAAGGTGGTAGATTGTATCTACGTCTGGATCTTCAATGCGAAGCGCTTCGTACTTCACAATGGATGATACTTTTTTTATCACCTGTACTACAGAAGAATACAGCATATCACATTCTTTGAATACAGCATATTGGTCGAATGACTTTAGTAAGGCATCATAAACAATGCTAAAGCCGTGTTTCTTTAGTAACGCCTTCCATTCATTCATTATGCCTTGAGAAGGATAATACCCTGTTAAATCATAACACTTTTGGTATATAGTGTTGATTGCGGCATTTTCATTTGCTGAAATAGCCTCTTTCCATTGTATCATCATCTCAAGCTGCTCTCGTCTGCTTTGCAATTCGTCAAGCTGGATTTTCTGCCTGACAACAGCAGAGTTGTCATCTATTTCTTTATCACTCTTGCCAGAGTTGCAGTTAAAGCATGACGTGATAAGGTTTAGTAAGGTATTATCACCACCCTTTGATACCGGCTTTATATGGTCTACATTTAGCACTACATTTGGTGCAGAAGCCCCACAATATTGACAGGTAAAAGAGTCCCTTTTGAATACCTCAAACCTTGTTTTTTTGCTTATTGATTGACGTTTCATGCCTTACCTCAGAATGGAATGTCATCCTGGTACTTCTCGGGCTCTGCCTGAGCAGTACCACCGCCTGTACCAGATCCACCTAGCTCCACGGATTGGCAGAAAATCACCACCTTACTGCGGGGTTGGCCTTCCTTGTCGGTCCACCGCTCCTGATGTAGCTCACCGCTCACCACTACCGGCTTCCCCTTGGTCAGGTATTTGTGGATTGCCTCGGCTCCCTTGCCCATATAGGTGCAATCAAAGAAGTTGCCCACGTCTACCCACTTGTCGCCCTCTTTCTTTCGCTGGTTCCAGGCCAGGCTGAGGCGGGCAATGGCGGTGCCGGTCTGGGTGTACTTCAATTCTGCGTCCCTGGTAAGGTTCCCGCTTACTACTACGATGTTGGTTTTCATATCCGTCTCCTGTTCAAGGCTGTTGCTATCCGGGCCTCAAGGCCGTATTTCTGGCCGAAAGCTCGGCCACCGATGGTGTGGTATTCCGTGTGGTGTTCAGGGCATAGACTCATGAGGTTTTCGGCCTCGTCGTCGCCACCTGCCCCCCGGCTCCTGATGTGGTGGACGTGAATCCAGGGGCTTCCGCATACCTCGCACCAGGGGTTATCCTTGCCATAGTGCCTACACGCTACGCTGGTTTTGTGCATCATTCCTCCCTCAGCCGAATGTCCAGCTCTGCTGCCAGGCGGTGCAGGGCCTCTATGAGAATCCCCGCCTGCTCCGTGGTCAGCTCGGTTTCGCTGTACGGCACTACCTGGTGCCCGATGGTCCTGAATGGGTAGCCCATACTGATTGCCTCATGTTTGGCTGCCAGCTTCACCGCCTCAAAGTCGTTGCCTGTCTCTATGGCGATTTGTTGAACATGGCCATTTAGATGGTGGCTCTGGCTCCCTGGGCCTGTGGTCCTTGGCTTCCCGGGCTTAGTGAGTTGTACCCTCACATAACCCGGTAGCTTGGCCAGGAAAACCCGGGCAATGTCCCCAGTGCTTCCTGCCAGGTCCAGGGTGAGGCGTCGTCCTTCCAGGCTAAACCTCACGGCTGGTAGTTCCACCATTTCAGTAGATCCCTTCAAGCTCAGGGCCTTGCTCGGCGCTGGGCTCTGGTGTCCCTGGGTTCTTGGGCTGGCTCAAGCTCACCAGCACGGCCTCAAGGCTGTCCAGGTC